AATAAATTCTATTTCTTTTTGACAAGCTTCTTCCCAAGACAAATCATCCATTAATATTTCTACATCATAACCATTTTTAGATATATTTTGCCAATGCTTATTTCTGCTTTTAACAGAATATGCCCTTTGTTCAGTATTGCCAATACCGATATAAAATGGTTCGTTTTTATCTAATCTTATATGTCTATATATACAAGCCATTTTACTTTTTTCCTATTTTAAAGTAGATACCACCTGAGTAGCCAATATTATAATTTTTATTAATATCTACGCTTAGGCCTATTAGAGCCTTATTTTTGACACTTAGCATCAAGGAAGGACTTAGTACTTCCAAGCCATTAAGTGGGCTGTATGAGCCTCTAATGCCCCAATAAAGGGTATTAGTAGCTTTCTTAGCGTAGTACTCTCTTGTAATTATGGTTTTTTCGGTTAAATTGGCTTTGAACCCTCTAGAAATAATCCTATTTTGGCTGATAGTATCATTCACTACAAAGATATTAGAATCTTTTTTAATAGTGTCAGAATAGGCTTTGACCTTATAATAGTCGTTTAGTACGTATAAAGTATCGTGTACAGGAATCTGTACTGAATCAATGATATAGAATGGTATATCATTACCCTTCTTGTACGTATTAACGTACAATGTTTTGTACGTAGTATCGTGTATCTCTACTACCTTTTTGTACTGAGATGTATCGAATTGCCTACCATTTGGTGGTATATAGGTAGGTTTAACAAAAAAATATAGCCATAACACAAGGAGTATTACGGCTATAAACAAGATGTTGTCTTTAAGGAACTTCATTATCCTTCCACGACTTCTGCTTCAGGAGCTTGTGGATTTTGCTCCTGGTTTAATTTTCCTAATAATTGTAGGATTGGGTTCGCATATTTAAAAGGAACTTCCAATAAGTAGCTTTCTAAAGCTTTTAAATTCTCTTCGTTTAGAGTAATCATAGTAGTTATTTTTTACAAATATAAGTATTTTCTACAACCCTGCTTTGTTTAATCTTTCATTTAATTCTTTGTTTTGTTGGGAAAGCTCTTGAATAGCCTTTACTAGGTATGCATCAAACTTAAAAGAAAGTGTTAAGGCATATATTTTTTCATTTTCACCAACAATATCTTTATCTTTTCCTACTGGGTTTACTTCATTTATAAAATCAGGGAAAACTTCTTTTATTTCTTGAGCAATAAACCCTGATATATTATTTTGGTTATGATGTTCTTCAGGATTAATCCATTCAAAATTTACAGGATTTAATTTATTTATTTTATCTAATGCGTTTTCTATAGTTTTTATATCCTTTTTCAATCTAGCATCTGAAGAATCAGACCACGACCCTCCTCCAGGTTTTGCTGCTGAACCATTAACTTGTAATTTATAACTTGGGATTGCCGAACTGCCTATTATTACATTCCCTGATGTTGGTTGGAGTGCAGTATATGTCCAAGCACTATCTTTATATGCTGATTCTATATACCCATATCCTTCTCCATTAGTATCATATCCCAATACCATTCTTTTTAGATTTGTTGTAGCACCACAAACCATAAATTGTCCATTAGCAATATCACCATCATTTGTAATATCTTGTGCAACAGATAATTTAATTGATGGTGCAGTTGTTCCAATACCAACATTACCCCCACTTGTAATACGCATTCTTTCGGTAAGTGAACCCCCAGTACTAAATACCATATTAGCAGTTGCAGCCATTGCCATATCCCCTGATGAACCACCTGTAACAATATGATAAGCATTTCCAATATAACCATAAGCAGTTCCACTATTAGCCCATGCTACAAAACCACCTTGCGCAGCAGATGAATTAAATCTTGCACTATATTGAGCTCCTGATAATACATCTAATGAATAAGCAGGGGTTTGTGTTCCAATACCAACATAGCGACCACTTGTTAAAGTCATAACATTACCAACTCCTACTAAATCAAAATAAAGATTATTAGCATATCCTGAAGCAGCAGCATTTCCACCTACTCCTATTTGGTAGTTTTTACCAGATGCCCCATTATTTATTAAATCTAATACTGCATAACCAGTAGTAGAATTTGTAGCAGCAATTAAACCTGCATTTGTAGTAGAAGATACTGTTAAGCTAGTAGTAACCAATAATGTAGAACTAAACCTACCTGTACCAGTTACTTCTAATTTATAACTACCACTAGGTGCTGCTCCTATTCCTACGTTGTTAGATGCGTCAGTTTGAATGGCTAGAGGAATGGTTCCCAACCGCTGTGTAATACCCATATTAATTATTTTTAAGTTGGTTTATTTGTTCTTGTAATGATGTGATTAATGCTTGTTGCTCTTGAATCATTTGTTCGTGCTTTTGCCATCCTGCAATTAAATGGAATGTAAAAGCAGTCTTATCTACTCCCCAAACTTTATAATCTTCATTTCCAAAATCTTTATTATCACTTCCTTTTGAAACTGCACCTTTAAATGTTTCATATAATTCTTGTGCAATTACACCAATTTGTGGTTTATTTGTTTCATCTTCTTTCCAAGAGTATTCTCTTATTCTTGTTGAATTAAGAATTTCAATAGACCTTTTTTTGTCAGAATCTCCAATTATATTTTTTAAATTGGCATCTGAAGTTGTGTTAAATCTTACAAGACTAGAAGCCCTTAGATAATCAATGCTACCAGCACCATTACCTCCTGCATTTATTTCAAATACTTGAAATAAATTATTTCCTGATGATGCATTATTCCAAGC